CCGACCAGTTTTTATCTTGGTCTTTTACTCCATATTCCTTACCTTCTAAGTGCCATTTACCTGCATATCCAGTTTCATACCCCCAATTGCTTAATGTGTGTCCAAATGTAATTATATCCTTTTTCATTTGAGTATGATTTCCCGTTACATTTGTATTTTGCGGGTATTTACCGGTCATGAAAGAAGCACGTGATGGAGAGCATACAGGTGTAGCAACATAGCACTTAGATAAAATAGCCCCTTCCTTTGCAATAGCATCAATGTATTGGGTATTACAAACACCATCTTTTCCCCACATAAAAGACTGGTCTTCACATAAGGTGTCCCTATAACACCCCAGTGTTCTAAAATTTAATTCATCACAGTGAATGACGAACAGATTCGGTTTTTTCATAATTAAAATATCAGCACGGCGGCCCTAAAAATCTTAGATATCTAGGTCTTCATCATCATCATCTTCGGCTTCATCTTTTATCTCTTCATCCATCTTTTCAATATCATCATCATTCTGTTGAAGTACATTGCGGCGTATCCAAGCTTTAGAATAATATTTACCAACGAATTCATCCATCAGATTTACTGTTTCAATCCGCTCTTTGATGATTTCTGCTTCTTTTAATTCTGCGAAATAATTATCTTCGATGAAATCGATAGCAATACCCTCTTGAATATTACCCCATTCACCTTGTTTAATAACACCTTTAAGAATGAGCTGAATTCTAAGAGCATCAAGTAAGATGTAAGAGAATTTCTTACGAAGCTTATCAATGAATTTCTGAAATTTGACCTCTTCACGAGATACCTCGGATGGTCGTCCAAAGGCATATCCAGTCTCCTGTTCAAGTCTTGCAACAGGAACATTAAGAGAACGATATAACTTCTTTTGGAAGAATAAAACATCATCGATCTGACCTAAATTTTCACCGCCCGGCAATGTTGTGATTTCTGATCCTCTTCCACCTTCTCTACGAGGCATATAGAAATCTTCCAACATAGACATGTGTTTACGTTCATCTTTGATTTCACCAGTTGAAGAATCATAAACGAGTTTATTGCGATATTTCGCCATGACACTCTGTACGTATTCTTCGGCTTTACCTTTTGGCAAATTACCAACGTCGATATAAAAGATTCTTCTTTCTGGCGCACGAGATACTCTGTACATGACAAGAGCATCTTCCATCATTCTTAATTGATTGACCAGTTTGACCGACTTGTGTAAATATCCTACAACTCTTTCTTGTCTTTCATCGAGTAATCCAGATGGACATGAAACAATTGCTTCTTTGGCAATCTTAATGCCCGATGTTGCAGAACCTGATGTTTCTCCTCCATAAATTCCTTCAGAATAAATGTAGTATTCTGCAACTATTTTTGGAATCTTTGCTCCAGTCTTTTCATCAAGAACCTTCTTAACCTCTTTTACCTTTTTCAGATATAATGGATTAATTTGGCGCAACTCTCTAATTCCTTTATTGAAATTCTTTTCGTCTGTTACGACATGAAAATATAAGCGACCATCGATATACCAATCTTTGAATATTTCTGGTGCTCTTCGATTGAATTCATAAAGACTTAATACTTTATCAAATTCGTCTGAAATTTGTTTCTTAATATTGCTTGGTAATTCCAAGTTATTCATATTAAGATTTGCGGCCGATTTATCATCACTTGATGAAATAGCACCATCAACGATATCATTAATAGCCTGATCACATTCAGGCTGTGCTGCTGATTCTCTGTATTTTACAACTAGGTCTGCTTCATTATTTGATGAGAGACCGTCAATATCAACATACTGTCCATAGTAACCTCCAGTGGTAACTACGCTTGAAGAACCCTCATCATCTCTTTTTGAAACAAATGACTTTAGTTCTTTATCCTTTTTAACTTCTAATGAAGCTACCTTTTTATTTATTTCGTAACCAAATATTTCCATATCATTATTTATAACAAAATAAATGGGCACCCCCAGAGATGAAGGTGCCCATTATTTTAATTAAGATTTACGAAGTTGTATTTGATTCCCAGTATTGGTAAGCAAATTCAACAGTGAATTCTTCGATTGCATCAGTTGTATCATAACTGAGATCAATAGCAGAAACATTGATAGGGAAGGCACCACGGATTGTGCAAGTCTTAGAGACGAGATTATCACGAGTGAGCTGTTCAACTATCATATCAGTCTGGTAAGTCGCAGGATTTACCAAGCCTTGATTTTGCTTATGATTATTAAGTCCATTCATCCAGCGTTCGAAAGCATCGCGTCCTTTAAATAAGTCATCATTAATGATGGTTACTGTCCAGTTCTCGAATGTTCTGTCGCCAGCGACTTTTAGTACTTGACCTCTGAAAGGTACATCAACTTGTCCAACGGTTGAACCGGGAAGTTGTGCGCCTTTACATAGGAATGATACAAGATTTGAATCTCCACCAGCATAGCCAGGGAATTCAACTGTTGCTCTGAATAGATTTGCTCGAGCGCCTCCGCCGGGCAATCTAGATTTTAGATCGTCTACTTTAAATGTTGCCATAATTGTTTATTTCCTTTCTTTTATTTATATATTAAGCATTGGATAAACCAGCAACTTCTGAGAAATCTACTCCTGTTCTCGTCGCAATGAAGTTCAGAGTGATGAAGTTGATTGAACGAGCAGGTTTGATATAGATATCAGCAACGAAACGATTAGTATCGATTACTTCACCTGTATTATTAGTGTCATCACATACGACCATGAAGTCGGTGATACCACGTCTACCTTGAACATCTCTCAAGAATGGCTCAACAGCATTTCTAAATGTCGCACGAGTGAATTCATCATTCAATTCGAACAACTGGAATTTAGCAGCGGTTGCAATAGCCTTCTCAAGAACGATGAACAGTCTACGAACATTGATTCTATCGAATGCGGATGGTTTTGATTGTGCAGTCTTATCGCCGAAAAGAACGGTTCCTTGACCTGGGAATGAAGCAACAGGATTGATTCCAATCTTGTAAAGCTCATCTCTTTGAGCCTTTGTAGGATTGAATGCCAATTTTACGATGCTTCTGAAACCACCACGATTGAATCCTGCTGGCGAGAACCAAGGTTCTGCAACATCATCTGTGTTAGCACAAAGACCAGCGAGGTGACCATTTGCAGGGATGAATCTGTAAACATCATTATATCTATCGTAGATATAAACTGCACCAGAATCAATTACGCCATAAGAGCCTTCTACACCACGATTAGTGATGAGATCATTGAAGGTCTTTACATCTGCTAATGGAGTTGTGGAACCAACTGTGGCTGATTTAGGTGGAGAGATGAATGCAACTGCATCTTTTCTCTGATAAGCAATCTTATGAGCATGATTCTGAAGACCAGCGCCAGTTGCTCCGATTTGAGAGAAGATGAGATTTACATCTACTGTTTCAGTATCAGCAAGAAGATCAAGACCTCCTCTGACATCAGATTCAACAAGTGAAGAAGCCTCAAGACCGCCACTAAGAGTGAATTCACCAGCACTTGTGCCATCGAATGTTCCCGCAGTATAAGCAGTTGTATCACCTTTAATAAGATAGATATATCTTGATCTAGTATTGATTACATTCTTGATGTAGTTTGTTGCTCCAGCCTCTGTCTTAGCAGTCTTATTGATGCTAAGTCCAGCGAATTTTTCAATCACCGAGCCAGCAACACCAAAGTTACCAGCGACATCAATAACTGCGACATGAATTTCGTCTGCATCTGGTGCAAGATCGAATGAGTTATAAACTGCAGTTTCTTCACCAGTTGCAGTGACGGGAGAGGACTCGACTGAGTTCTTAACCGTATTGAATGAACTTGCTCCAAGAGCATATACCTTCAAACCATTACCAGCAGCACCGGCATATTTAGCCGCGAATGTGCCACCATCTGTATTACTGAAGCTATCTTCGAAGTAAGTCTCATTGGGGATATATACACCATTATCTGTAACACCATCAAAGGACAACTGAGTTGTATATGAATCTTGTGTGTAGGTAGCAGTAATAGTGGCAATAGTAAACGTGTCAGAATCAACAAGTCCAACTAATGTAGCAACTGTAAATGTTACAACTGGAGCACCGTTGCCGCCTAATACACTATCAGCAATAGTAATAGTATCAGAACCAGCGTAACCAGAACCACCAGCAACAAGAGTAATAGCACTTACATTACCAGTTGAAGCATCAACAGTAACATCAAATGTTGCTCCTGTGCCAGAACCAGAGGTCGTCGAGGCGACTGCAGTATAATCACCTGCGGTACGATTGACATCGGCGGCCGTCGCGGTAGCATTGATTGTACTAATTGTACCGTTATCCACCTGTGTTGTTGTAGCTACATTCACATCGAATGTTGGTACTTCACCTGCGGAAGGTATCCCAGCAACACTATTTGTGTTGATTGTGACCGCACCAGAGGTATGATCTATACTGAAATTGACATTATGATCTGAACTGTGAATTTCTCTGTTATAGGTAAATGCACCAACATCTCTTAAAGTCACACCACTTGGTAATGTGGAGGTAACAGCTAGCGAAGCCAATGATTTACTGTCAGAATCTGCGATCACCAAAGAAGTATCTGTGGGAATATCAGCTAATGAAACATTATTGTCAATTGTAACAACACCACTTGCGACAGTAAAAGCGAAATCTACGGCGGAACCAACTGTTCTACCGTTATAATCGCCATCTACGAGGCCATTCAATGCTATGCTTGATACCAGAAAATTATCAGCACCACCATTATCGGTGGCATTTGAAAAGTCTGAGGAATTACCAGCACGAACTACTTTAATAGCCTCACCATACTCAAGGAATGATGCTGCTTGGAAAAATGGATCAGCATATAGTACGGAACTATCTGGTGTGCCAAATTTTTGTAGGAGTGCTTTTTCCGATGAAAGGAGACTGATTTCGTTAATCGGCCCCCATTTAAAATACCCTGAGAATCCACCAATAGAGGTAGATACCGCGGGTATGACGTTTGTTAAGTCGATTTCTTTAACCTCGACTCCAGGTGATACTTGAAAACCCATAATTGTCTTTCAGTTGTTGTTTTAGTTGAATAATAAGATTGTTGAAAAAATAATAAGAAAATGTCAATTCACACGAATATATTTATAAATATGCGGTATTTCAGATGTCCATCCATCGCTTCTGTTGTTCAACGACCTTATTGAGTGAGTCCGAGGCACCATTGCTAGAACTTCCATCATCATGGTAACCGAAAGGTAATAGATCATCTTCAATCTCTTTAATTCTATCTCTATAAAGTAATGATTTTAAGTCCATGTCTAATATATCCGCAAAAGCATCAGATGAAATGAACCACGAGAATAAAACTATATTCATTACCAAATCATCATGGTTACCTCCAGATGCTTGGTATGAAGAACCCTTGGATTCAAACGTTGATATTTCTGAAATGGTCTCTTCATCAACTATCTCCAATTTACTCTGTTCAATCAAATCTTTCATATTAGAGCAACCAATACGCTTGATTCTCTTCGACATTGTAACACCTATACCGCCGGCTTTAATAGTTGATTGA